CAGAGAATCCATTAGCACTCAGGATATAATAGACGTAGTGCAGGCTCTGATCCATGAGGCCAAGGCTGGTTCTGTGTCTGCCCAGAGGACTGTCATGGACCATTTTGTATCCAAAGCTGCTCTTGGCGATGATTTAGAGGCCGGACAGGGCGGTATCAAGATCATTGTGCAGAATAACACCTTCCAGGCGGAATCTTCCGCATCTCCCCAGCCCATAGAGGGCGAAGCAACCGTAATCGAGGAATAATCCCATGTCGAAAAAGAGTAATCAGTGTCGTGAAAATCAGTCTGGCGGTGGCCAGGTAGTTGGTAAGGCCCCCAGCGGTCGCCTACATCAGCCTCCGCGCTTTATGGGCAAATCTGGTATGCCGGATAATCAGTCTACTAACCGTGGTAAAGGGGGCAAGTAATGCCCAAGAAGGCACGAGACCCCATGGAGGCTGGGAAGTACTTGGGTGGCCAATCAGGGAAGGCCGCCAGAGCCATTGATACGCGCAAAAGGCGTCAAAAGTCCCGCCTAGACTCCATTATGAAGACTATACGTAAGAATCAGTCCACCGATTCCAATAACCGCTAATAATTCCCCACCCCATGAGAGAGCTAGTCGTAGATTTCCACCCAGGCCAGGCTGCCATATACAACTCAAAGGCCAGATTCAAGGTTGTAGTAGCCGGTCGGCGGTTTGGTAAGAGCTATTATGCTGCCCGGGCTCTAGGATTAGCAGCTCTACAGGAATATGCCCGTAATGGCAAGCCGGTGGCAAAGGACGCTGGTATATACTATGTGGCTACGACGTTTGACCAGGCCAAGCGGGTTATGTGGGGCAAGCTGGAGGAATTTCTAGGATATAAGTCCCAGGGAGGGCTAATTGCCCGAGCTAACGCCAATGATGGATTTTTTGAACTGATCAATGGCCGACGAATTTATCTGAAAGGGGCAGATAATCAGGAAACTCTACGTGGTGAAGGATACTTGCTGGTAGTTCTGGACGAGTATGCCGACATGAAGAGCAACATTGTTACAGAGATTATTCGACCTGCCCTTATGGACTATGAGGGAGACCTGCTTTATATAGGAACTCCCAAGGGCAAGAATCATTTCTACAAAATCTTCATGAAGGCTTTGGAATATCAGTATAATCCAGAGAAAGACCCTTACCCCCTCTATGAGGCATTCCACTTTAAGTCAGTAGATAATCCCACCATCACTCGTCGTGAGCTAAACATGCTCATGGAGGATGAAGGAAAGAGTAGTGATGCAGTTCGGCAGGAACTAGATGCCTCATTTGTGTCTGGCGGGGGTAAAGTCCTAAAACCTGAGTGGTTTGAAGTGGTAGAACGCCCCGGCGGCGAGCAGGGAAGTATAGTAGTAACCGTGGACCTAGCCGGATTTGCCAAGCAACGAGACAAGAAAATCCTCCGCACAGACGAATCTGTCATAGCGGTGACCCTGGTAACACCCGAATGCTGGTATGTGCTAGACATCCTCCACGGACACTGGGACGTGAGAGAAACTGCCTTGCACATAGTCAGGACGGTATCTAGTCATTATGGAGCCCGTCTTGGAATTGAGCAGGGGGCCCTGGCCAATGCCGTCGGCCCCTACATAGATGACTATATGCGGGAGTTTAGTCGCTATGTTACCCCCGAGCCACTGAGGCATGGTAATGCCAAGAAGACCGACAGAATAGTCTGGGCTTTGCAAGGTAGATCTCAGCGAGGGAAAATAAAGCTTATAGCCGGTCCCTGGAATCAGTGGTTCCTGGATCAGGTTGCAGACTTTCCAGATCATCTAGCTCACGATGATGGTCTAGATGCTGTAGCTTATGTTGATCAAATGGCATCAGTTGACTATTCAGACGACGACGACATAGACGAGTGGGAGCCGCTTGATTTAGAGAGCGGGTACTAAATAGCAGAATTTGGATACTTATAAATGAGCATAGTTCAAACACAGGGCAATGAAATCCTAGTAGATACTCCTGATTCTGCTCCAAATATGAATCAAGCCTATAAGGCCCCAGGAGCAGAGCTTACATCCTGGGTAATAGAGAAGACGGAGGCCTGGAAAAACCACAGAGATCGCGGATACTCTCGCCGTTGGCAGGAGTACTGGCGTATGTGGCGTGGTCGCTGGTCGGATGCAGACAAAAGCCGACAGTCTGAGAGATCCAGACTTATAGCCCCGGCACTGGCACAGGCCATAGAAGCCACAGTAGCCGAAATAGAAGAGGGGGCACTGTCGAAGGATGTCTGGATTGATATTGCCGATGATATAGCAGATCAAGACAAGGCTGATGCACAACTTACTCGTGACATTCTTCTTGAGGATTTGAACGAGGTTAACGCTAAAGATGCCCTGGCAGAGGCAGCCCTGAATTCTGCCATATTTGGTACTGGCATCGCTAAAATCTCTGTAGCAGTCACAAAGGACTCTACCCCGATTAGAAATACTAATACCGGGCAAATGGAGGTTGATGAGAAGGATCGCGTCAGAGTATATATAGAATCAGTAAGACCCGACGAATTTATTCCAGATCCGTCTGGAAAGACCATCCACGAAATGCTGGGCTGTGCTCATGAAGTTACAGTCCCGGTCCATTCTGTACTAGAAAAAATTAAGGCGGGCACTTACAGAAAAGAGGCCCTGCCATTTGTGGCCATGGTAGCACAAACTACCAGCAGCCATGAAGCTGACGCATCGGAACTTGAGCGCTCCTTTAGTCCCAATGAGGGAGACAGTATCAAGATTACGGAATATCATGGTAAAGTCCCTCTTTTTCTACTTAATGATGTTCATCGTGGCACTACTCCAATTGATGAAATTCTTGGAATAGAAAGAAAGATTCAACCAGAGGCCGGGGATGGAGAGTTAGTAGAGGCGATTGTCACAATTGGCAATAATGGGGTTCTACTGAGGGCACAACTTACCCCATTCGTTATGAAAGACAGATCTTTCATAGCATTCCCCTTCGAGAAAGTTCCTGGAAGATTCTGGGGACGTGGAGTAGCCGAGAAGGGATATAACCCCCAAAAGGCCCTAGATGCAGAGGTACGTAGCCGCATAGATGCCCTAGGGTTCATATCTTCTCCCATGCTGGGAGTAGACACTGGTCGCATGAGTCGTGGATTTAAGTATGAGATCAAACCTGGTAAGGTCTGGAAGACCCAGGGAGATCCAGCGAATATCCTGAGACCTATAGAGATTGGTAATCTAAACCAAAACACGTTTAACCAAGCCGGTGAAATGGAGCGCATGGTTCAAATGGGCACTGGTGCCTTTGACACTGCCTCCAGTCTCGGAAAGCAGTCATCTACTTCTGGGGCCAATGCCGCTTCCTCTAATTCACTTATGATGGGAGCCTTCGTTAAGAGAAGTAAGAGGGCTATCCACAATTTTTCCAGAAACTTTATATCTCCGATCATTAAAAAGACTTTATGGCGCTATATGCAATTCGATCCTACCAGATATCCCACTGATTATCAGTTCAGGGCTATCGGAGGTACAGGCATAGTTGCTAGAGAAGTCGAGGCAATGCAACTTACCCAATTACTGGGGATGCTGCCACAGCAATTTCCACAAGTTGCAGCCGTCGTTGCAAAAGGAGTGATTGATAATAGCTCCGTGTACAACAAGAAGGAGATTACTGCCGCCATAGATGCAGCACTTCAGCCGCCATCGGAAGAAGAGCAACAGAAGCAACAACAGCTTGCAGATGCTCAATTACAGGCAGCCCTAGCGGAGGCCCAGGGCAAATTGCTGGATAACCAGCATACCCTGGCCAAGATTCGCAGTGAGCTTGCCGAGGCTGAGATGAAGTCTCGTAAGGCAGATGTAGAGGATGAAAAGGTTCAGCAGGAGCAGCAACGTATAGCCCTGCAAGCCGCAGAGATAGAGCAGTTTATGCAGCAGAACAAGATCGCCATGCAAAGACTGCAACTACAAGAAAGGCAATTAGACTTAAAAGCACGACAAGTACAATAAAGATTCAGTGGGAGAGAAAAGATGGACATGAATCATTTAAATCTGCTCTCAGATGAGCAGAAAGCAGAATATATGGAGACATCCAGAGTCTTCGCAGAACCGGGATGGAAACGTCTCGTCAAATTCTACGAAGAGAAAGTGGATGCAATGTTAACCTCTGGGGCTAACGCCACCTCGTGGGAAGATAACCGTGTAGCATACGGCCTTCGCCTAGCATATGAGGAATTTATAGCCTTAGAAGATACCCTGGAGAGCTATTTTTCTAGTATCTCCGACGCTGTCACGGAAGCACAGCAAGCAGCCGAGGAGGACGATTACGAATGATCCTCCACGACTATAAATGCTCTGACTGTGACCTTGTATTCGAGGAATTGGTTAAATCTGATGTCTATCAGATCCCATGTCCTGAATGTGGGGCAACCGCAGAAAGAGTGCTGTTATGTCCCCCCAGAATAGATTGGTTGAACATGGGAGCACAAGCTAGTGCCTCCCCGGAAGCAATCGACCGCTGGGATAG